GCATGATCGAAGACCTGATCCAGGAGCTATGCGCGACGCACGACGTGCAAGAGGTGGCCTTTGACCCGCACCTCGCCCGCGTGATCATGCAGCGCCTCTATGACGCCGGCGTTCCTACGGTCGAGTTCCGGCAAGCGCCGCTGAACATGGCTGTCGCGGCTGGCGACCTCGAGCGCACCGTGAACGGCAACATGATCCGGCACAACGGCCACGCAGTTTTGCGCCAGCACTTTGACAGCGTGGTCGCGAGCCGATCCGACGCCGGCCTGATCCGAATGCACAAGGCGAAGAAAACCGACCGCATCGACGCAGCAATCGCGGCGGCTATGGCCGTGTCGCGAGCCTGCGCAGGCGAAACCAATCAATCAGCATACAACGCCCCCGATAGCGGCGGCGTATACATCTTTCAGTAAGGAAAGCACCCAATGGCACTGCCAGGACTAATTGTAGAGATCGAGGGCCGCGTCGACAAGCTCGAGAAGGCTCTGAAACGCGCCAACAAAGCGCAAGGCACAAGCGCAACCGCGATGGAGCGCCGCGCAAAGCAGAGCGCGGACAAGATCAACAGCACTTACGGCGCGATGGGCGACAAGATCGGCGCGGCCTTCAAAAAGCTGGGCCCTGGTCTGGTCGCGGGCTTGTCGATCGGCGCAGTGACGGCGATCGTCGACCAGATGGGCAACGTGGTGCGCAGCGTCGCTGAGATCGGTGACGCGGCAAAGATCGCCGGTGTCAGCGTCGAGCGCTTTCAACAGCTGAAATTTGTGGCCACAGAGAACCGCGTCGAGATCGACGCCCTGACAGACGGCCTCAAAGAGCTGTCGCTGCGTGCTGACGAATTTGTCGTCACCGGCGGTGGCAGCGCAGCCGACGCCTTCAAGCGCCTGGGCTACGGTGCAGCCGACCTGTCACGCAAGCTGAACGATCCGGCGGCACTGTTTGCCGAGATCATCGACCGCATGAATGACCTCGACAAAGCCGCGCAAATCCGCGTCAGCGATGAAATCTTTGGCGGCTCTGGCGGTGAACAGTTCGTGCAGCTGATGGGCAAAGGCGAGGGCGCAATTCAGGCCACGATGGACCGCGCCAAAGAGGCCGGAGCAGTCCTGGACGCTGACCTGATCAAGAAGGCCGAAGACCTCGACCGTCGCTTTGCAGCGCTACAGACCCGCACCTCGACGTTCTTTAAGACGTTCGTGATCGAGGTCGCGGACGCAGGAGCAAAGATCACCGGTCTGACCAGTGATGTCGAAGACTTGTTCCGCACCGCAAAGCAAGCTGACGGCCTGCTAGGGCCTGGCGTGGTGGCAGAGCTGGACGCCAGCGCCGACGCAGCCGCTGAAAACGCCGTTGTGATCGGTCAGCTGCGCGGCCAATACGAGGCCTTGAGCGATCAGTCTGTCGCCCTGGCACCGCAGCTTGAAATGGCAGCTTTCCAGCTGCGTGCGTTCGGTCAAGCGGACGCAGGCGCAGAGCTTGCCACCGTGGCCAGTGAAATGCGCACGCTCAGCAATGACATGCTCGACGGCACAATCAACGCCGAAGACTTTGAGGCACAGCTGCAAGCCCTGGTCGATCGTGCTGGCGCGGCGTTCAACGGCCTGGCTGACATCGACCGCGTTACCTTTTCCGGCGTCATCGGTCAGATCGGCGGCATCGGCAGCGCCCTGACCCGGGCGATCGAGCTGGCGCGTTCACTGCGTGCAAGCCTGCCAGGTGCAGCACCTAATGGCGTGGCAACACCGGTCACTGTCGCAAAAGAGGCTGGCAGCTTCTGGGATGATCCGGCCAATATGAACCAGGTCAATCCGGCCTCGACCCCGGCCCTGACCTCGATCCCGCGCCCCAAGGCTGCACCCCGCGACATCGACTTTGGAATGCCACCCCTGCCAGACGACAAACCGGCAGGCGGCGGCGGCAAGGCGGCAAAGGGTGGCGGTGGCAGCGCCAAGGCTGAGCGCCTGACCGACTATCAGCGCGAAATCCAAGCGATCGCAGAGGAAACCGCAGCGCTGAACCTCGAGGCATCGGCACTGGCCCAGGTCACTGGCGCACAAGCACGCCAGGGCGACGCGATCGAGCTGGCACGCACCAAAGCGGACCTTATGGCCGCTGCACAGCGTTCAAATTTGCAGATCACGCCGGAGCTGACCGCCAAAATCGACGAATTAGCACAGAGCTACGTCGATGCTGGCTTTGCAGCTGACGAAGCCGCGAACAAGATCGAGGAAATTCAGAACAACTCGAAAGCCGGTGCGCAGGCGATCACGGACGTGTTCATGGGCATGGCGACCGGCGCGATGACCGCAAAAGAGGCAATGGCGCAGTTGATCCTGGAAATGATCAAAGCGACCCTGCAAAAGCGCCTCCTGGCAGCGGCTGAAGGTGCAGGCGGCGGCGTCATCGGCACCGTTGGCAAGTTCCTGGCAGGCGGCTTTGCCCAGGGCGGCTTCACTGGCCCAGGCGGCAAGCATGAACCGGCTGGCGTGGTTCACCGTGGCGAGTATGTCTTGAGTGCCGAAGCGGTGAAGCGCCTGGGCGTGCCAGCCCTCGAAAACCTGCACGAAAGTGCAAAGCGCGGCTATGCCAGCGGCGGCTTTGTAGGTGGCAATTTGACAGGCAAGAGCCTGACATTGCCAGTGTCAAAGGTGTCAACCGCGCCAGCGATCACGATCAACGCGCCTATTACTGTCAATGGTGGCGGTGGCAGCTCAGAGCAGAACCGCGACCTTGCAAACCAGATGAGCCGCGAACTCGACGCTACGATCCGCCGGAGCATTCAGAAGGAAATCCAAGTGCAAACGCGCCCTGGCAACCTCCTGGCAGGGCGCTGATAAATGGCACTGACAACTTTCACACCACCGATCGGCCCATCGCCAGGCACGCAGACCAACGTGCAGCTCGCCCTGAACAAGGCGAGCTTTGGCGATGGATACACCCAAGCCTCGCCTAGCGGCCTAAACCACATCCGGCACACCGTGGAGCTGAGCTGGGCCGGAGTTACGTCTGCCCAGCTCGCCACCCTGCGCAGCTTTTTTGAGGGGCGCGGCGGCTACAAGGCGTTTTACTATCAGCCGCCTGGCTTCACTGCCCTGCGCAAATGGACGTGCGAGACCTGGGCCGGCACCTCGAGCGCACCCTGCACGTTCACCGCGACGCTGATCGAGAGCTTCACGAACGAAGACTAGGCCCTCACAGATCGCGGTGGCCGTCGAGCGACCGGACGATCCGCAACCCAATTTGCGGCGCAACCTTGGCACCGCACTCTGAACAGACCGCGACGCGCTCGATCTGTTCGGTCGAGGTCGCGGTCAGACCCTCGACGGCACGTTTGACCACGCGACCGCAGGTAAACTGCAGCCACAGATCGTGACCGGCGATGTCAGTCAGAAGCGTCATGGGGCGATTATAGCCGCAACCGCGGTGACAGGCCACACGCCGCAGGAGCCACGGAGAAGGGGGCTACAGCGCTTTGAGGCGTTTTGGCTACCCTTGGCAGAGAAACGACGAAACCCCCACGCTCTAGCCCCTCCTATCGCGTGTGGTGCGTATTGCCGGAACGGTTTCACCTGGGCCGGAGTGTTTCAGCCTGGGCGGCACCCACTACACGCCGAAGACTGTTACCTGGGCCTCGCGTGCGCGTAAGGGGCAAACCCTCCTACACGCCGGACGTGGTTTAGGACACGCCGGAGACAGTTTGAGAGTGTGTAGCGAATTCTGTCCGCCCATAGTATTTTAGTTAAGGAGTATACTGTAAGCCTGTATACTCTTGAGGGTTATAAAGCGGACAGAATTCGCTACACACTTTTCTGACCCTCATCCGGCGTGTTTTGACCCTCATCCGGCACACTTTCACCCTTCCGGCAGACCCCAAACCTTCCCATCACCGGCACGCCAAACGCCGCGCAACAATCTTGCGTCCGGCTGATTATTAGGCTTGCAATACTAACTGCCCCCTGTTACATGATGGGCACACACAGTTTTTCAGGATCAACGGACCATGACCATCAACATCAAAACCAACGTAAACGTCGCAATGCCCACAGAGCGGGCTTTTCAGCTACGCGAGCTGGCAGACGCCCTAGGCGGCGCGACCATGAGCGAAACTTTGCAGAAACTTTTCCAAGCTGCCCGCGATCAGGGCCTGATCAAAGGTCACTCGATCCCAGGCGTTCGCATTAATGCACTGTCAGACGGCGTTGTGATCCAATTTGATGACCAAGAACGCGCAGGCTTCACATTCGACGCCGCCCTCGCACTCGCTGACACCGTTCGGCAGTTCGCTAACGGCACGAACACCACCCCGCTTTTTGTAGACATGGATCACGAGTTCGCCGTCCGCCGCAAAGGTCGCGGTTTGATCGTCACTCTGAACACGCTCGAAGGTGCGTCTGAAAAGGCGTGGAATGCCGACATCGCGGCAGAGTTCGCAGACTTGATCGAGAAAACTGTCGCCACGAAGCGCCCGCAATAGAAAAAGGCCGGGGTGCTTGAAGCCCCGGCCTTCTCTTAGTCGCCCGAACAAAGCAACCATTTCCCTGAAAGTATTCAAATGCCATTGAATGAGAAAAATATAGCATGACACACGATCCACGTCTACAAGAAATGGCAGCTCACCGCGAAAATATGCAATGGGCAGACGGGGTTAAGCGGTCTAGCTCGATGATCGTGACTGGCCCTAGCGATGCTGATCTAGACGCCCGGGCGGCGCACTTCATGGCGATGCTGGACGAACCCAATCCTACAGCCGAAGACCTCGCGGCCCTCGATCCTGTCCGCCAAATCACCACACTTGCCGACCAGACCGGCGAGCGCCCGATCCTGCCGATCCTGCGTGCTGGCGAAGTGCCTAACGAAAGCGTCACAGCCTGGCGCATCGAGCATGGGCATTGGGTCTCACCGTTCGGCAAGGCGTTCCTTGCACTGCACGCGGTCGAAACCAAGCTCGAGGCTCTGCCGGTCGATGAAAGCCTCAAGCGCAAGATGCTCCTGCGTCAACTTCCCATCGCCCAGGCTAAATACAAGCTCGAGCATGACCGATCCCAAGATGAAGCCTGGCGCGTGCGGCACCGGATCGACGAAGAATTGTTCTACGGCATCGGCACAGATGAACGTAACACCAAACGCCGCAAGGTGCGCGATACCCCGAACCTAGTGACCGGCGAGCCTGTCACCCCAGAAGGCGTGCTGGCGCAAAAGCGAGCCTCAAAAGAACGTATCAAGGCCGCGATGACGCCAGAACAGCTGGCAGCTGCCAACGCCATTCGCGCTGAAAAGACCCGGCTGAAACGTGCCGAAGCTAAGGCAAAATCGGCACTCAAGTAAGCCCTTACTTACATTAAATCAATGACTTAGCGACTTTTTCCTGATTGACAGGATTCTCGATCTGACTCAGAACAGCACTACCGGCAATCATGCCGGCCCCAGGAAACCACGATGACCAACGATGAACACTACGTTCCAGACGCCGCCTACGACGCCCTGATCGACGCCCTGATGAACTCACCGGCCTGCAACGACCGCCGCACGCAGATGATCGAGCTGCTGGGCGGTATTGGCGTCTGGCCTATGAGCTGTCTGGCAGATCGTGACGCTGCCGAAATGGCGCAGGCTGACCTCGACGCAGCAATGAAGCACCACACCGGCACGCTCAGCGATGATGACCTCGCCGTCCTCGAGGTCTTCCGCGCGGGCCAGGAGACCTATCATGCCGCCAAGATCGTGATCGCCCAGGATATGACCAAAGCCGCCGCTGCGTGACTCGAAAGGCGCACCTGGCACAATTCCAGCGTGCGCCTTCACTATTCTACGCGTCGCCTATGAGACTTGTGATAGTTTTGTGAACCGGCCAAGCACGGCCCTCATCACAAAGGAACGCTATGACAAACGCCCTGGCAATCGTGACCACCGACACCGACCACTACATCGCCGAAGACAGCGACAGCACCACGCGGCTTTGTAACGAAGCCCTGCTGATGATGCAGCAATTTGATCGCGCCGTTCACCAAGCCTCGATCGTGCTAGGCCAGAAGCTGATCGAGGTCAAAGCTCGCCTGCCACACGGCGCGTTTCGGCCCTGGCTCGAGGCCGCGAATTGGGAAAGCCGCACGGCGAACCGCCTGATGACGGTTGCCAAAGAGCTAGGCACCAAATCAGACACTCTGTCACATATCCCCCGCACGTTGCTCTACACGATCGCCAAGCTACCGGCTGACATGCGCGAAGACGTGCTGACCCTGATCATCGACCCTGAACACCCGCCCCTGACCGCGATCAAGACGCGCATCGACAGACTGCACGAGGCGAAAGGATGGGCGAAGTTTCATAAGATGCAGGACGGCGTAGCAGGCCCCTCTGAGCTTGCTCAGAAGCGCCACGCGAACAAGGTGGCCAAGGCACAACAGGAACGCAAAGTGCGCGAGGATAAGATCGAAACCCTCGCACTCACCTTTGCCGAAATCTTAAACAGCTTGTCAAATGATCAGCGAGCCGCGATCGACCGCGCGTCGCAAGGTCTGGACCGTTACGAGCAAGCGACAGGTTTCAGAGACGCCCTCGACCTGATGGATCAGCCGGCCACGGTCGAGCCTATGCCTACTCCAAAGCAACTTGATGACAGCGATGACATCGCCGTCGAGGTGACAGAGCTGGACGTGACAGCCGCCTGATCAGCACCTGATCGAGATACTGCTACAAGCCCGCTGGATCACACCGGCGGGCTTTGTTGTTTCTGCAAACCTTCCCCTCCCTGCCTGACCCACCCCATCCGGCACCGTTTCGCCTAGCTACACAAAGCACCTAGGCCTCGAGATAGTGGGAACCTGATCGAAGCAATGGCAGGCTCCTGCGTCGCCTGCGTCGATCAAAAACTCCACCCCCGCCCGATCGTTCGCCAGCTATCTGGCGAGCGCTCACGCTCGAACGGGCGTGGATTTTTTGCCCTCCTGTAGATCATTAGAAAGGCCGAATTTGAAAGGCAATGTTTTCAGTGACTTATGGGGTGGGGGTGCGTCACCAGCTATGGCGCAGGGGTGCGTCACCAGCTATGGCGCAGGGGTGCGTCTTTCGTGACCACTTTTTGGCCAAGCCTGACCACTTTCTAGCTTGAACAGGTGGCCGCAAATTGGCTATGCATGGCCAATAATCGGTCACAGATGACACAGGGCAGCGCCAAATGAAGCAACTACCGGAAAAGACCACAAGCGCAGGGAATTGGGTGCAGACTGAACGTGCCGCGCATGAAGCCTGGGCGTCACTAATTGCCAAAGCGCCCAAGGCGGCGCAGCTGATGCACGTCCTGGTCGCCAGGGTAGGGCCGCACAACGCAGTTGTGATCAGCCAAGCGACGCTGATCAAGCTGACCAAGGCATCACGGCGCACGGTGCAACGCGCTCTAGCTGTTCTGGTCGAGGATCGCTGGGTCGAGGTTCGGCAAGTTGGTCAGAACGGCACCGTCAACGCCTACATCATCAATGACCGCATCGCCTGGTCTGGCAAGCGCGATGGTATCCGCTACAGCCTGTTCAGCGCCGCCGTGGTTCTGTCCGACGAAGAACAGCCCGACCGCGATCAGCTCGATCATCAAGAGCCGCTGCGTCGCGTGCCGTCTATCGGTCGCGGTGAACAACAGCTTCCAACCGGCCCAGGTCTGGCACCGCCCTCAGAGCCGCCATTCCCCGGCATGGAGCCAGACCTGCCAGCGACACAGCGAGGTGACATAGATGACTGATAATAGCACTGGCATGACAGTGACAACGCTGTCACCGCAACAGGCCGCCGATCGCGCCAAGGTGTCACGCGGCACGATCATGAACGCCATTAAGGACAAGAGCCTGACCGCGTTCAGAGACAACCGGAACCGCTGGCAGATCACAGCTGACAATCTGTCAGAGTGGATGACAGGTCGCGGTGTCAATATCACTGACACTGCCACTGATAAGCCTGATACTCTGACACCACCGATCGACGAAAGATCACTACAGATCGCGGTGTTAGAGGCCGAAGCTCGCGCGAAGGATGAACGTATCGCTGACCTCGAGACCGATCGAGATCACTGGCGCGACCAGGCGAAGGCTCTGGCTAATACACCCCGGCGCAAATGGTGGCAGCGCGGCTGATCCGCGGTAAAAAAGTGTTATAGTATAACATTTAGAGGATTCTCAGATCAGACGAAGTGTGGTATATAGATACCACACCGCGTCAATAAGGTCACACATGAGCTTCCTCGATCGCCTGTTCGGCAAAACCGAAACCAAAGCACTCAGCCTCACTGATCCCGCGACCTTTGAGATCATGGGCGGCATCGTCACAAGTTCTGGTCTGGCCGTATCCGCACAGTCTGCAATGCGCGTTCCTGCCGTGGCCTGCGCCGTCGCCCTAATCAGCGAGACCGTTGGCACCCTGCCCGTCAAGCTGCACGACCGCGACACCAAAGCCGCAGCCAAGGATCATCCGGCCTATCGCCTTCTACATGACGAAGCGAACCCCTGGACATCGGCAGAGGCACTGCGCACGCAGCTGACCCTCGACGCGCTGTTGTCCGATCATGGCTATGCCCAGGTCACGCGCCTGTCAGACGGCACCCCCGCAGAGCTGCACCGCCTCGACCCTGCAAGCGTAAAGCAAGAGCGCACCGCAGACGGCGAGCCGATCTACATCGTCAGCACCGTGAACGGCCCCGTCACCCTCGCCTACACCGACGTTCTGCACGTTCAGCCGTTCGCTGGCGTGTCGCCCATCAAGCTGGCGCGTGAAGCGATCGCCCTGGCTATCGCCTATGAGGCGCACGTCGCGGCACTGTTTGCCAATGGGGCTCGCCCGTCCGGCATCATCAAGAGCGAGAAAATTCTCGACGTAGAAGCCAAGAAAAAGATCGCCTCGAGCTGGTTCAGCACCCACGGCGGGCGCTCTACCGGCGGCACCGCAATTCTGGACGAAGGCATGACCTACGATCAGCTGAGCATGACGCTGGCTGATGCACAGTTCCAAGAGGGCCGCATCGAGCAAATCCGCGAGATCGCCCGCGCCTTCCGCGTCCCGCCTACAATGCTTTTCGAGCTGAGCCGTGGCACCTGGTCGAACACCGAAGAAATGGCGCGGCAGTTCCTGACCGTGACCCTGCGCCCCTGGCTGAACCAATGGCAGGCCGCCTATGCGCGGTGCCTGCTGACCGCAGAGGAACGCAAAGCCTTCTACATAGAGTTCAACGTCGAAGACCTGCTGTCTACCTCGCACGCTGCCCGCGCCACCGCTTACGGCCAATATCGCTCGATGGGCGTGATGACTGCTAACGAGGTGCGCGGCGGCCTCAATCTGCCGAAGCACGCAGACGGCGAGACTTTGGACAACCCGCACATCACCACGCCGGACAACACCACCCCGGCCCAGGATGATGCACAAGGCAACGCAGCATGATCACGCACAGCGCATTCTTTGGCGACGCAGATCACGCCTTCACCCTGACTGATCCCATGATCATTGAGATCGAGCGCATCACCGGGCAAGGCATCGGCACGATCTATCAGCGTGCTGTCGCCATGCAGTTCAGCGCGACCGACCTGGTCGAGATCATCCGGCTGGGCCTGATCGGCGGCGGCATGGCACCGCAACAAGCCATGCAGCTTACGGACACCTACGCCCGCAACCGCCCATTGGCCGAGACCTACCCGCTCGCCTTGGACATCCTAGACGCTCGCTGGAACGGCACGACCGCGCCTGCCACCGGAGACACCACACAATGAACACCCTCGACGTGAAGGCCGGCAGCACCGGCGACACCCTCGAAATGAAAGCGCAGCTGAGTGTCAGTGACACCGGCGAGATCACTGGCCTCGCCTGGCCGTTCGCCACCCCTGACCGCGTTGGTGACGTGATCACCAAAGGCGCAATTTCTAGCCCTGCCACCCTGCCAATGCTGTTCGGTCACGACCAGGGGCAGGTAATTGGCGTGTGGAACGAGATCACCGAAACAGACGAAGGGCTGACCGTGAAAGGTCGCCTGCTGGTCGATGATGTCGAACGTGCGCGCGAAGTTCGCGCCATGATCCAAGCCAAGGCCGTGACCGGCCTGTCGATCGGCTTTGTCACAACCAAAGCCACCCGCACCCCAAAAGGCCGGAACATCACCGGCCTGAACCTGCACGAAATTTCAGTTGTCGCTGTCCCATGTCACCCGGGCGCACAGATCACCTCCCTCAAATCAACTTCCACAAAGGAAACCACAGACGTGACCCCCGAAGAAATCCAAGCTCTAATTGACGCCGCAATCGGCGCAGCGAGCATTACCCCGGCACCGGCTAACGCCCCCGAGGTCGACACTAAAGCCTTTGCCGCTGTCACAGCTCGCCTTGATAGCATCGAAGCCAAAGCCGCACGCCCCCAGGGCGTTCACATCACTGGCCCCGTTGCCAGCACCGAAGCCAAAGCGTTCGGCACGTTCCTGCGCGGCGGTGTCGAGCGTATGGACCCCCTAGAAGCGAAGGCCCTGTCTGTCGCTGACAACGCCAACGCTGGCTACCTGGTGCCGAGCGAGTATGGCAACGAGATCATCAAGACGCTGACCGAGCTGTCGCCCCTGCGCCAGTATGCCAACGTCACGACCGTGTCCGGCTCTGAAATCCTGTTTCCAAAGCTGCTGTCCGGCATCAATGGCTACTGGACCGACGAAGGCGCAGACATGACACGCAGCGAGCCGACTTTCGGTCAGCTGAAACTGCAAAACTTCGAGATGTCGAGCTTCTGGGACGCCAGCAACAAGCTGCTGGAAGACAACGCCTACAACCTCGAAGGCGAGATGCAGGTCGAGCTGGCCAAAGGCTTTGCAAAGGTCGAGGGCCTGTCGTTCGTCAAAGGCACTGGCGTTGGCCAACCGCGTGGCCTGATGACCGCAGACGGCATTGCCGAGATCAAGACCGGCGCAGCTGCCAACTTCCCGACGACCAACCCGATCGACGTGCTGATCACCATGCAGCACAGCATCCCGTCTTTCCACGCCCGTTCAGCACAGTGGGCGATGAACCGCAACACGATCGCGGCGATCCGTAAGTTCAAGGACGCGCAAGGTCAGTATCTGATCACCGACCCCCAGGACGGCGCACCGCTGCGTCTGCTGGGCAACCCGATCATCGAAATGCCGGACATGGACAACATCGGCGCAGGCACCCTGCCAATCGTCTTTGGCGACTTCAAAGGCTACCGGATCATCGACCGCGTCGATCTGTCCCTGCTGCGCGACCCGTTCACCCTGGGCCTCAAATCTCAGGTCCGCTTCATCGCTCGCAAGCGCGTTGGCGCTGACGTGACGCACCCTGACCAGTTCGTCAAACTGCGTGTGGCAGCATAACCATGACCATGCGGCTCGCATCTGACATCGTTCTGCGTCACGGCACCCTCGCCGTGACCCTGACCCCGTCTTTGCGGGCCGCAACACTATTAGAGCGCCTGCACGGCGGCTTTCCCGCCCTCCTGGAGCAAGTGCAGGCGTTCAACGTCACCACGATCATCGAGATCATCAAGACCGCAGGGCAAGCGCCAGACGCACTGCTAATGGCACTGTCAGACGCACCCCTGCGCACGATCCGCGATGTCACATATGTTCCGATCGTTCAGCTGTTGCTGGCGTTCGGTCTGATCAGCGATGACACCGACACTGACACCACACCCAAGCCAGCGCCAAGCGGTAACCCGATCGCCTGGCCTGACCTATTTGCGCAGCTCTACAAGATCGCAACCGGTTGGCTAGGCTGGACACCTGCAACCGCCTGGGCCGCAACAGTTCAAGAAATTAATGAAGCCTTTCACGGCCTGGTCGAGCGCATCAAAGCCACGTCCGGCACCACAGCCGAAGACGAAGCCGAGACCACGATCAGCGCAGAACAGCGTCAACAGAACGAAGCCCTGGGCCTCGATCCTGAATTTGACCGCGCCGGTCTGCACTCACTGCGTGCCAGACTATGAGCCGCCCGCCCCACCTCTGCCAGTGTGGCCGCATCGTCCCGCACGGTGTCAGCTGCGCCTGTCAGATTGCCAGTCACCGCGCCCGCAACAAACGCCACGACGCCAACCGGCTGAACGCCAGCGCACGCGGCTACAACGCCGCCTGGCGCAAAGCTCGCCTGGAATGGCTGACCATGTTCCCCGCCTGCGCCCATCCCGGCTGCAACGCCAAAGCTGACACCGTCGATCACATCATCCCGCACCGCGGCGATCAGGGCAAATTCTGGGACAAGACAAACTGGCAGTCACTCTGCACGCACCACCACAACGCCCACAAACAGCGCACCGAAAGAGCGAACCAATGACCCCCGAACAAGCCATATGGACCGAAGTTCTTTATGCTGCCGTCACCGACGCGATCGAGGGCGTCGCCAGCGTTGGATATAGCGGCGACACCTCACGCGCTAACGCAACAGAGCGTGCGCGTTCCTACATCACCACACCCAACGCTGACTTTAATCAGGTCTGCACAATGGCTGGCCTCGATCCCGTCGCCGTGCGTGAACACGTCAGCCGCAAGATTGCCAATGCACCCACACCGGCAGAGCTGGCAGTTATCAATCACACGCTGGTTCAAACACTCACACACAACGGCCAGACGCACTCCATCGCTGAGTGGTCTACCATCACTGGCGTATCAGGCGAGGCCATCCGCAAACGGATTAAGAATGGCTGGACGGTCGAAGACACCCTGGCGACGGCAGTTGGTCAGCGCATCAAGGCTGCACCCAAGGCACCGCACCGCCCAGCTCAGACACTCACGCACAACGGCCAGACACGCACCATCATTGAATGGGCCAACGTCATCGGCGTTGCCCATACGACGATCCATATGCGGCTGCGCAAAGGCTGGTCGATCGAAGCCGCACTGACACCCAAGCCGAAGCACGAACCTAAACCAAAGCGAGCACGCCGCACCTTTGTGACGCTGACCTACCAAGGCCGCACTCTTAAGCTCGCAGAATGGGCCAAGATCGTAGGCGTCTCACTGCCAACGCTCTGCCAGCGCCGCAAACATGGCTGGACCGTCGAGGCAATGCTCAGCACGCCCCTCACTAAACGCGCTGACACCGCCACGCAGCTCGCCCGTCGCGGCCTCACAGCTGATGACGCACAGACCCCGGGGGTGCCTTCCAATTTGCGCCCATTGCAGGAGACCGGCGGGGGGACGTTCGCACAAGAGATCGTCAATTTAAACTTTTCACAGGACTGCGCAGCATGAACAAGACACCCCTCGAGCTGCTGAAATCGCAGCTCAACTTAGAACACACGCTTGATGACGCTCTACTGAACCACAAGATCGCCACAGCCGAGGCATGGATCGAGAGCTACACCGGCGCCGCGTTACCAGACCCTATGCCGGCGCCCTTGACCGAAGCTGTTCTGCAGCTGGCCGCCTACTGGTTTGGCCAGCGTGAAGCCGTATCGTTCGGCGTGTCGATGCAGGCGGTGCCGTTCGGTATCCGCGAGCTGCTGTCGCCCTACCGGCTGGCAGTGACAGGCCGTGATCATGCCGCGTAATGCATCATCCGAGGCGCTGTCGCGTCGCCTGGCACAGATCCCCGAGGAGATCCTGGTCGTCCTGCGCCCTGTCCTGGCGCAAGGCGCTGAAGACGTGGCCAGCAACATGCGCAGCCTGGCTGAAGCATCCCGGCAGTCTGGCGATCTGATCAACTCGATCGAGGTCACGGCTCCTGGTGGCACGACGCCAAAGTATGCCGCAGGCGGTGGCAGCGAGAAACTTGGCCCAAACATGGCAGCCGTGACCGTTGGCAATCCTGAAATGCGACACGGCCACCTGGTCGAGTTTGGCACCGCGCACAGCGAGCCGAAGCCGTTCATGCTGCCAGCGTTCCGGCTCGCCAAGCGCAAGGTCGAGGCACGCATCGCTAGGGCGATCGGCAAGGCCGTGCGTGCGATGGGCGGTGCATGATGACCACGATCACTGAACCCTCTGTCGAGTTCCAAACCGCAGTTCGCGCCCAGCTGATCGCCTCGCCAGGAGTGACTGACCTCGTGCGGCCGGAGTATATCCGCGCTGGCTGGCACCGGCCGGACGGCCGCCCCTGCGTGATCCTGACCGGTGCGCAGACTGAGTATCTGGGCCAGGCGTCCGGCTCGCAACACTGCGCCCGCGTTTACCTCGACCTGCACGTCTGGGCGCTCGAAGACGGCCCCGACACCGCCAAGGCGATCGGCTGGCAGATCACGCAAGCGCTGATCGGCTTCACCGGCACCGCTGAGCTGCACGTCGATGAAATGGAGCAACCCCGCGTGACCTGGCTGCGTGACGTGCAGCCGGAGCTGTCGATGACGCACGGCGTCATGTCTTTGGAGGCCGTGATCCGATGGAAATTTTGAAATCCGACACAGTGTCGCATTTGGGGCTGAGCCATGACTGATCGAATTAACCCCGGCAAAATGAACCGCGTGATCCGCATCGAAAAGATGGGCGAACACGTCGAGCCCTCTGGCAGCGTGACGACCTATTGGGCCGGCGGCTTCAACGTCCGAGCTGAGCTTGTTCAGCGCCAAACCGATGACCACGACACAGCCGCCGGTGAAAGCACCGAGAGCCGCGTCACGTTCCGCGTCTGGTATATCCAGAACATCACGACCGGCGATCGCATCGTTTACGACGGCGACATCTACCTGATCGCCGGCATCACAGAGATCGGCTTGCGGCGCGGCCTCGAGATCACAGCGATCGGTCAGAACACCCGTGTTCAGGCTCGACGCAATGACCTGAACGCCTTGGGAGTTGTGCAATGAGCGCCCACCTGCGCGGCGTGAAGCCTGCCCTCAAAGCAGACGCAGACGCCCTGACCAAAGCACCGATCGCGCCGAAGCACCTCACTGCCCACGGCAAGGCTGAGTGGAAAGCGATCATGCCGCAGCTGATCGAGCGCCGCGTCATCACGCGGGCTGACCTGTCTGGCGTGGCCACCTATTGCGGCCTTGTCGCCACGATCCGACAGATCGAGGAAAACCAAGCCGCGACCGGCGAGATCGACCTCAAGATGATGGGCCTGGCAGTTCGCTGCGCCACAGCTGCACGCCAGCTCGCCTCTGAGTATGGCCTGACACCGACAAGCCGCGCCCGCATCGGTGCGGCTGTCGATGACGACGAAGACGACGACAACCCGCTGAACGTGAAGTGACGCGATGGACGGCAGCGCCTTTGACCTCGATGATGCAGAGCTGATCACAACACCCTCAACGTATCCCCACTGGATATTTGACGGCAGCGTGATCCCTGACCCCCTGGGCTATGGCGAGCGGGCCGTGCAGTTCCTACGCCGGTTGAAGCACCCTAACAGCTCAGCACCTGGTCGCGCTTTCCAACTGGCAGACTGGCAAGAGCGCATCGTGCGGCGCATTTATGGCCCACGCCACCCCGATGGGCGTCGCGTGGTGCAGAACGTGTTCCTGTTGATCGCACGCGGTGGCCGGAAGACCTCGCTTGTCGCTGCCCTGGCGCTGTTGCACACCATCGGGCCGGAGCGCCGCGCCGCTGGGCAAGTGTTCTTTGCCGCGGCTGATCGCGCCCAGGCAAGTTTAGGCCACACCGAAGCGGCGAACATCATCCGAGAAGACAAGCGCCTGATCGCTGCCACGCGGATTTATGACGCTCACAACAGCGTCAAAAAGATCGTGATGAAGGCTGACAATGTCACACTGACCGCCCTGTCATCGGACGGCGGCGCGGCGCACGGTCTGACACCGGCGTTCACACTGATGGACGAGCTGCACGTCTGGAAAGGCCGCGACTTATGGGAGGCCCTGCGTTCCGGCGCGGCAAAGGTCGATGACAGCCTGACCATCATCGCGACCACCGCAGGCCGTGGTGCGCAGACCCTCGCAGCTGAGCAATTTGATTATGCCTGCCGTGTGGCCAAGGGCGAGATCGACAACGAGGCGTATCTGCCAATCCTATTCCAAGCCGAGCCAGGCGATGACTGGCTCGATGAAAACACCTGGCACAAAGCCAACCCCGGCCTCGCCCAGGGCTTCCCGTCGCTGTCCGGCCTGCGCACCCTGGCGAAAGAGGCAGAGCATCGCCCCTCTGACCGCCACGCCTTCATGCAGTTCAACTTGAACGTCTGGCAATCGCACAGCCGCGACCCGCTTTTTGACATGGCAACCTATGACGCCCGCGCCTTTGACATCGACCTGAGCGACCTCGAGGGCCTGCCCTGCTATCTGGGCGTCGATCTTTCCCTATCAGGAGACCTGTCAGCCGTGGTGGCAGCGTGGCGGCATGACGACGGTCAGATCACCGTTCACCCGTTCGTCTTTGTGCCTGGCGATGACCTCGAGGCACGCGCTGAACAAGACGGCGTGCCTTACGTTCAATGGCGTGATGATGACCTGATCACGATCTGCCCCGGCCCCATCATCGACCAGGGCATGATCGAAGACCTGATCCAGGAGCTATGCGCGACGCACGACGTGCAAGAGGTGGCCTTTGACCCGCACCTCGCCCGCGTGATCATGCAGCGCCTCT